AAAATCATCATCAGACATTTGATTCTCCTAATTTTTTCTGTAACATTTCGATTGCTTGGTTGGCTTGAACTCTATCTAAAAGGGCTATAGAAGGCTTTTTAAAATAAGCACATAACTTAGCCTCATCTGATTGTGTTTGTTCAATCAAAGCGTTTATAGAACTTATTTGTTGTGCAGTAATTGGAACTGCGGTAATGCCTTTTGGTTCTTCTTTTTTAAGTTCTTCATCTTCAGGCAAATCTTCACCTGCGTAAATATACAAACCTAATCCGTGAAGTGCTATTGCTTTAGCCAAACACCTTTGCATAGCAGTATTAACTGCAAAACTATCAGGGTTAAGCATAGATTTATTTTGATTGTTCATAACTGGTAATTGAGCAGTCATACTTTTACCAAAAGCTGTAACTGTGCAAAATACCATCATTGAGTCACCAAACTTCATTGGTTCTTTGTATTCCCATGTAGCCATAGGATCAAGTTGAAGTAATTGATCTACTGCCCAAGCCCAAGATAAATAAGTAAAACGACCTTTTTTTTCGGTATTGTCATTTACATTAATTTTGCGAAGTTCTAAATATTTGCTCATTAAAATTTCCTTTCAACATTAGCAAATGGATGTAATTCTTTTTTTGCAATTAAATAAGCATTTTTTGCATCACCAATAGTATTAAAACAACCTAAATATTTTCTTTGTTTATTAACGCTAATATGAGACTGCCATTTATTCATACTCTTAGACCAACTCACACCTAATTCACCACTTTTATTATTTTTTTGTGGTTTAAATTTATTTTGAGTGTTTTCTGATCCTGTAGCTTCTCTTAAATTAGAAATTCTATTATCAGATTGATTCCCATTGATATGATCAATTTCATATTTAGGAAAATTTCCATGTATATAAAACCAAGCTAATCTATGCGAGTAATAACTTTTTCCACAAACAGTAATTCTTAAATATCCAAAACCATTTGATGAACCTAATATTTTGTTAATATTTATCCCTTTTCTTTTTGATTTCCATTTAAAAATGCCTGTTAATGAATCATAATCAAGCAATTCATGTAACATTAATTGAGTTAATTCTTTCATTTAACACTCCTTAAACTCATAAACAAACTACGGCTAAGACCACACTCAGACCAGATAAGTTGTTTATCTTCTAAAGATGCAAGACCCTTTTCCATATTGGTAAGTGCCTCAACCATTCTTACTTGCTTTTCTTCAAAGAACATCCTTTGTTCTTGAATGTCAGCTTCCATATCAAAATTATCAAACATTGTTTTTTCTCCCCTAAGTTTTAAACAATAGTTACATTATACCTATAAATTTACTTGTGTGTGGATATTTACCAAAAATAAAGTAAAATAAATTAACGAGGAGAATTATGAAATTATCAGATGCACAATTAATTGACTTATTAGGTGGTTCTGGCAGAGTAGCCAAACTATGTAATGTAACTATGCCTAGTGTTACTCATTGGAGAACAAGAGGAATACCGCATGGGCAGTTATTATTTATGGCAGCAACATTAGAGAAAGAATCTCATGGATTGATTAGAAGACAAGATTTGTTTCCTAAAAACTTTTGGTTAATTTGGCCAGAACTTGTGGATAATAATTAAATTTGTTGTATAATTTATATATCAAGCGTGGAAACTTGATACAGATCGAAGACAAAGAACTCTCGCATGGGTTTGGTCTTTTTACATAAATTTTACTTCGATCTTGTTATGTAGAATTTCCACACCAAATCCAGCCGAGAGTTTTTTTTCGTCTGGTCGTACTCCACACGATAGCAACGAATCTAAATGGATTGCATGGAAGAGAACATAGGCTAGTTTGACACTTAACTCTAAGCCTCGCTGACTTAAATGGGTACAGCACAAGTTTATAAAGACAAAAGTGGTAGCCACTTTATAAACGATTGAACATTAACTTCGGTAGCAGTAGTATTAATAAATTCTTTTAATATCGCTGTAGTTGGTAAAGCAAATGCTTACCACTTATGGCAGAACTATTGGTAAATATGAGTATAAACAATGTAGATACATATTCAGAACAACACAGAAATTCATGCGAAGCTCGTCATATGCTTACATTACCTTTAATACAACGCAGAAAAGAATTAGATTTAATTGAGAAACAAAGAGGAACAAAAGCAGTTGAGTATCTTAAAAATGAGATGATTGTTCAACACAAATTAAAGAAAACAAATGATTAATCCACATGAACACTTACAATTTATTGCAGATAATGTAGAAGCATTTGCTAAAGCTGACCAAGAACTTACAGCGTCAGAATCATGGAAATCAGCGATTAAAGCAGTTGAGATGGATCATAGTAATCAGACATCAATGGCAGGGAAAGAAATGGAAGCGTATGGTTCTGATGCCTATAGACAATGGTGTAATGCTCATGCCAAAGCTAAAAAGACTTATACCGAATTAAAATTAAAGATTGAGTTGGCTAAATTAACGATTGAGGTGTGGCGTAGCCAAGAAGCCAGTAATAGAACAACAGATAAGACATTAAGATGACATACAGAAATAAGAAGTTATTAGAAATAGTTAGAAAATTACCTTGTCAAATATGTGGAATAGAAGATGGAACAGTTATCGCAGCACATAGCAACCAGTTACGAGATGGAAAAGGAACAGGAATTAAAGCCCACGATTATCGAATCGCTGCTTTATGTAACTTGTGTCACATGGGACTTGATCAAGGCAGAGCAATGTCGAAAACAGAAAGAATGGAACTCTGGGAAGATGCACATAGAAGAACAATTGGAGAATTATTTGAATACGGGCTTTTAAAGGTTTAATTTATTCTGCGTAATGTTACTTATAGGTTACTTATCGACAATAAAATAAACATAATGTGATTTATAAGTAACACTTTAAGGTCATAATGCACCATATGTAATACATTATGATTAAAAGCAGACAATATGTATCAAATAAGATACATTAAAACCCTATACGCTCAAGGCCATATTGTTCGCAAATTTCTTTAGCATATTTCTTAAAGACTGCATCATGTAAATGCCAATCCTCAGACTTTTTAGACCTACGCATATGAATACATTCGTGTAACATTGAGGAAAGTAGAATCGTAAAATTCGTATTCATCTCTCGTGAAATTAGGATTTCATGCAAGTCAGTTTCACCATCAAAGGTATAGGTAGCAAAACATTCTGCACCATCGTGAAATACTTTATCAGTTACTTTGAAATCAATTTCAGCAGTTGATGGCATCTTCCATTTGTTAATAGGTGGGAGTTGGCAAATAAGACAATAGATTGCTTCTAAATTCTTACTTGTGGGATTCATGGACTTTGCCTCTGAATTCAAAGTGATCCTCATCCCATACTCGCACAAGTTCAGGTATTAATAACTTACCCTCATGGAATGATAGAACTGCAAACCCAGCCATCCAATCTTTAGGATTATCCTCAGCATATTCAAATTGCCTACCTAAAGGATCAGCTAAAGTTCCTGTTTGAACTCCATACCTAGTTCCGTTATAGTCTGTTAATAAATTAACTGCTCCAACATGAGTATGCCCCGTAACAAAGTTAATACCGCCATGAAGCGTGTTATTTCTACCAGCCATTGCACCACCTTTATATCGGTGCTTAATCACAGTATCACCATTAACCCAAAACGAATAGCAAGGCTGCCATAATGGGAAGTAATCCCTAAGTTGCGTACCTTGTAAACCTTGTAACTCTGGTGCTTTATTCACAATAAGTTGTTCATACCTTGCATCATGGTTTCCCATAGGCCAAATTAATGGAGTTTGTTTTAATACTCGATTTTCTATTTCAGTTAAAGATGTTTGACAAGCCTCAAGTTCTTCTTTGACTGAAGGTAATTTATTAAAATTGATGCTTGGAAACCTTGAGATTGAAGCACCATCAAACGCATCACCATTATTAACTACGCATTTAATCTCTTGTTTGTGCATTTCTAAGAACTTGAGTAATGCTCGATATGCTGGAGTTGGTTCGTCTGGCCAAAAATGAGCATCAGAGAAAACTACAATCATTCCATTATCAATGTTTAATTCTCTACGCATATTGCCAGGAGTAACAAGTCGAGTAGGTTTTGCGTGTGGATGATCAGCATCTAGGGAAATTTTATATCTTTCTTCTAAATTTTTTCTTCTTTTATAAACTGCCCTAAGATCCATATTAAAAAACTCAGCTACTTTAGCAGCAGATTTTAAATCTTGCCAAACTTGTATAAATTCTTCATCAGTAGAATATTTCATATTCCCCCCATATAATAGCGATTTATAACACAATTTTATTAATATACAATGACATACGCAAAAAGAGTAGATAAAAACCAAGCTGAAATAGTTGAAGAATTTAGAAAACTAGGTTTTAATGTGTATATTACTTCTCATGTTGGTCGTGGATTTCCCGACATTATGGTTGGTTATGGCAATACGCATACCATCTTAGTTGAGATTAAATCGAGTGAGAAAGCTAAATTTACTGAGGCTCAAAGTGAATTTATGCGTAATTGGAAGGGCGGGCCAGTAGTAAGGATTGATTCAATAGATGGTGTTCACAAACTCGCAAATATGTTAAAATAAGTCATCTCATGTTGAGATTTCTTTGCAAAGGAAAATAAAATGAAAGATTATGATGTTAAAGATATGAGTGATTCAAGCAAAAAAATGAAATATGAATCTACTGCTGAAAAAGATAAAATGAGTTCTTCTGGTTTAAAAGATCCAGGACACTTACAGCGTGCTGCTGATTATGCCAACGAGTGCAGAGTTGGTGACAAGCCGATGATTGTTCCCCCAGCAGGCCCTAAAGCTGAGCCAGTTCGTGTTAATGGTGTGCCAATGCCTAAAGAAACTAACATTTCTTCTGGTAACAAAGGTAAGTAATGGTTGCGGTCAAGAAAGCTCCAGCATTGATGAAATTAGCAACTGCTGAGATGCGTGAAACCGAAGAATCAAAAAGATGGCAAGCTGAAGATGATTTAAGAACTCTTCAGCAAGCTAAAGAGATTGAATCAAATCGTGCAAGAATGAGTGCTGCTAAAAAAATAGCTATTTCTCAAATCAAGCAACTCGAAAAAATTAAAGGAAGATAATTATGGCATTTACAGGCGTAGCAGTCAGCGATCCAATATTTAATACTTGTTTCGCAAATCAACAATTAGGTTATTCACAATCTGCTCAAGGTGCTGTTACTCAAGCAACTAGCAAATCAACAGCAGTAACTTCTAACTTTAGCAACATTCAAGTGACAATGAACAACGCAGCTTTAGCGGCTGGAGCAGTTGTTTCATTTACTTTGAACAATTCACTAATTTCAGCAAGAGATGTATTAATTATTAATGTATCAGGTGGAAATGCAACTCAAGGTACTTATGTAGCATTTATATCAACAATTTCTACAGGATCAGCTCAAGTTAGTTTACAAAACATTTCTGGTGGTTCATTATCTGAAGCTGTAAATTTAAACATTGCAATTATTCATGGCCAATAATTATGCCTTTAGTAAAATCTAAAAGCAAAGAAGCCTTTGAAAAAAATGTGAAGGCTGAATTAAAAAGTGGCAAGCCTTTAAAACAAAGTCTTGCTATTGCCTATTCTGAAAAGCGTGAAGCTGGAAAGAAGAAAAAGAAATGAAAAAGCACGACAAGCCAATCCCACACAAAACAACAGGCAAGGATAAAACATATAATCCTACTGACAAAGGTGCTGGGATGACCGCTAAGGGTCGTGCTGAATACAATGCAAAGAATGGTTCTAACTTAAAAGCACCTGCACCGAATCCTAAGACAAAGAAAGATGAAGGTCGTAAGGCTTCATTTTGTGCCAGGATGGAAGGGGTTGTAAAGAAAGCTAAAGGCCCTGCAGAACGAGCAAAGGCTTCTTTAAAAAATTGGAATTGTTAAATCATGCCTTCCCTAATGGACTTAATCTCTGGTTATAGTCAAGGAGGTGCTCCGACTGATGGTAGCACACAAACATTAGGGCAAGCTGCAAGAGACATTTATCAAGGGTTAATTAATCCTCAGCAATTACAAGAAGTTCAAAGAGCTACTCAACGCACACAAAATGTGCTTCCATCTGTTTTAGAATCCTTAGCTCGTGGATCAGTTGCTCAAGTGCCTGGCACAGTTGGTGACATTAGTTCTTTATTGCGTCAATTATCCCCTGAGACAATGCAACAATTATTTGGTAATAGGTCAGCTCCAACTACTGAAGAAGTGCTTGGCTTAGTGCCTAGAATGACTCCTAATTATCAAGGAAGTGAATCACATGAGATGATGGGTGGATTATTAAGCCCAGCTATGGGGTATTTTGCTAAAGCAATACCTATGCAAATGAAGGGTATGCCTATTGGAAACATGATTGCTTATCATGGAACGCCACATCAAATACAAGGTGGCTTTGATATGTCAAAAATAGGAACTGGAGAAGGAGCTCAAGCATATGGTCATGGAATGTATTTTGCTGAAAATCCTGATGTAGCTAAAAGTTATCAAAAAGACTTAGCAAATCATTATGAGCCTTATATTCAATATGGGAAAGAAAAAATTTCAGGACAAGGATTATCTAATACTGATTTGAATGTTTATAAATATCTTGAAACAGGTAAAAAATATGCTGGTCAGTTTCCACATAATACGCAATATTATGCTAAAAAAATTGCTGAAGAAGCAAACGATTTGGAAGCCTTAAAAAAATTACAAGAACATTCAGATATAAAATTTGGGGAACAATTTAATAAAGGTAATTTATATAAAGTAGATATTCCTGATGAACATGTTGCAACTTATATGGATTATGACAAGCCATTAGGACAACAAAGTGTAATAGTAAAAAAAGCATTAAATGAGTTAAAAAAACAAATTACCCCTGAAATGAAAATGGAATTAGGTGGTGATATGAATATATTATTTGGCAAAGATGTGACACCAGTTCAATTTTTAAATACTATGGAAATAATCCATCCTACAGGTGGAGTAGGTATTGGTGAAAAAATGTTAAATGAACTTGGTGTAAAAGGTATTAAATATTTTGATAATACCAGTAGAAATGCTAATCAAGGAACTCGTAATTTTGTATCTTTTGATCCGCAAGCTGTAAAAATATTAGAAAAAAACAGTAAAAAACTTGGAGATTAAATGCAAAACAATCTTAAAGACTTCTATCTAACATGGGTAGAGATGACAAAAGTAATACCTAGTAATCGTTTAGAAAGACAGCGTGGCGAATTATTAGCTCAAAAATTACTTGATTTATCAGATAAAATACAAGAAGAACTACAAGCAGAATCTATCTAATTGTTATATAAGTTAAATCTTTGATATATAATAACTTAAGTAAACTAAATATATTCTGTAAGTTATTGATTTATATGCTTATCGTTAAAATTGATTAAAAACCATTTACCTATTATAAAAGATGATTGCTCACGAACCTACTGATGTCACTAAAGAACTTGTTAAAAGATCGAGTGGCTTAGGCTTACCTCAAGAACAAATTTGTGCGTTACTTGGTGGCATTACTTCAAAGACATTGAGAAAGCATTATGAACTTGAACTATGCTTAGGTAAGGCGGAAGCTAGTGCGAAGATTGCTGATACTTTATTTAACAAGGCTCAATCAGGCGATACAACAGCAATGATCTGGTGGACTAAAGCACAGATGAGATGGTCAGAAACACAAAAGCAAGAAATATCAGGTGCGGATGGTGGTGCATTGACTATCCAGTTATTATCTCAAGATGAAAATGCGTGAAGCTCCATAATAAACAATTAGAAGCTCTTAATGTTATTAATGGTAATGCGACCTATGCCATGTTGTTCGGTGGCTCAAGGTCAGGCAAGACTTTTCTCCTAGTAAGACAGATTATTGTCAGAGCACTTAAAGCTCCTAAATCTCGTCATGCAATCCTTCGATTCCGATTTAACCAAGTTAAAAACTCTATTGTTTACGATACCTTCCCAAAGGTGATGGAGTTATGTTTTCAAGATATAACCTATAAGATTAATAAGACTGATTGGTTCATTACGTTGCCAAACGGTTCGGAGATATGGTTCGGTGGGTTAGATGACAAAGAGAGAACCGAGAAGATTCTTGGTATGGAGTTTGCAACTATCTACTTGAACGAATGTAGTCAAATACCCTATAATTCTGTAGGGATTGCTATTACCAGACTTGCACAGAAAGTTGAACAAGTCATCGAAGGTAAGAATCCTACATTACTTAAACCAAGAATGTATTTTGACTGTAATCCACCTAATAAAAATCACTGGACATATGCACTATTCATACAACACCGAGACCCTGAAACAAAGAATCCGATTAATAATGAACAGGATTATGTTTATTTTCAAATCAATCCATTCGATAACAAAGAAAATTTATCAGATGGTTACCTCGATACGCTTAAAAATCTAAGTGCAAGATTAAGAAAGCGATTTCTTGAAGGAGAGTTTGCCGATGCGAACCCTAATCAATTATTTAAAGAAGAAGATATTGACAAATGGCGTGTGGAAGATGAACGCCTACCTGACTTTGTGCGTGTTCTTGTCGGTGTTGATCCAAGCGGCTCTGGTGATACTGATAATGCGGATAATGATGCAATTGGAATTGTCGTTGGTGCTCTAGGGGTTGATGGTAATGCCTATTTACTTGAGGATTGCACAGTTAAAGCAGGCCCTTCTACATGGGGTAAAGTGGCAGCATCAGCATTTGACCGTCATAAAGCAGATTTAATCCTTGCAGAGTCCAATTTTGGTGGTGCAATGGTAGAACAAGTTATCCAAACTGCAAGACCTAGAACCCCTTACAAGGCTGTAAGTGCTTCTCGTGGTAAAGTAATTCGAGCTGAACCCTTTTCACTTCTCTATGAACAAGGTAAAATTAGACATTGCGGAAGATTTATTGATCTTGAGGATGAGATGGCTGGATTTTCTACGCAGGGATATGTTGGTAATGCGTCACCAAACCGAGTTGATGCTTGGATATGGGTGCTTACTGAATTATTCCCAGGCATGGTAAGAGATCGAGCAGAAAAGAAATTAACAATACCTAAAAGACCACCAATGTTATCAAGAAATGGTAACTATGGCGGTTCGTGGATGTGAGGATAAATATGGCAGAAAAAGAAAAAGATATTATCGCAAGAGCACAAGAGAATTTTAAAGCGTGTCAAGATTGGGAAGCATTAACTCGTCAGCGTTTTAAAGAAGATATGCGGTTCTTATTTGCTGATTCTGATAACCAAGACCAATGGGAGCCTTCAGTCAAGGCTCGTAGGCATATGGCAACTCAGCCTATGATTACAATTAATAAAGTCCATACACATTGGTTAATGATTGTAAACCAGATGAAGGAAAATAAGCCTTCTATTCAAGTTCATCCTACGAATGGCGAAGCAAGTTATGAAGCTGCTCAAATCTACGAAGGATTAATCAGACACATTGAATACAAGTCTAATGCTAAAGTTGCGTATGATATTGCCTCTGAACAACAAGTCGGTGGTGGCGTAGGTTATGTGCAAGTCATTACAAAGTATGCAGATGATTCTACATTTGACCAAGAAATCTTTATTAAAGAGATTCCAGATGCGTTATCTGTTTATCTAGACCCTCATATTAAGAAGCGTGATGGCTCTGACGCTAAGTTTGCATTTATTTACGAAGATATGCCAAGACGAGAGTTTGAGCGTAAATATCCTAATTTTAAAATGCCATCTTCTAATGGTAATCAGATGTGGGTTACTAAAGATGTTGTTAGAGTTGCCACTTACTTTGAAAAAGAAACTCGTAAAGAATGGTTATATTCCATTACTAATGACGATGATTCAGTAAAGTTTATGCGTGAATCTGACATTTCTGTAGAGGAGCGTAAACTCTTTAACGAGATTATTCGTCAAGGTGGCGAAGGAATTGATCGCAGAAGAATTGATAAACACATTATTAAGAAGTATTTAATTGGTGGCACAGAAATACTTGAGAAAGGTACTTGGCCTGGTTCTTATATTCCTATTGCTAGACAAGTAGGCGAAGAAGTAATTATTGAACAACGATTAGACCGTAAGGGTATTGTGCGTTATATGAAGGATGCACAGAGAGCGTATAACTATAACGCTAGTGCTGCCTTAGAGTTCGGAGCATTACAATCGAAGTCACCATACCTTGCACCAGTCGAAGCAATTGAAGGGCTTGAGAATTATTGGTCAACTGCCAATGTGGAGAATCATGCCTATTTGCCATATAACCACGCTGACGAACAAGGCAATCCAGTCCCAACACCAAGCAAAGCACCAGCTCCAATGGGTGCTCCAGTTTACATGGATGGTATGCAGGTAGCCAACATGGAAATGATGATGACCTCTGGTCAATACGAGCAAACATTTGGAGAACAATCTCAAGAGTTATCTGGTGTAAGTATTGATAAGCGTATTAAACAAGGTAATCGTGCTACATTCCATTTCCAAGATGCACAAGCTAATACAATTCAATTTGTTGGTAAGATTATTATTGACTTGATTCCTAAAATCTATGATACCAAGCGTATTGTAAGAATTTTAGGTGAAGATGGTTCTGAAGATCAGATTATGGTTGATCCACAGGCTAAACAAGCAATTATTCAAAACGAGCAAGAGGAAGAAGCTAAAGTTCAGACTATCTTTAATCCTAATGTTGGTAAGTATGATGTGGTGGCAGAGTGTGGTCCAAGTTATGATACGAAGCGTCAAGAAGCATTTGATTCAATGACTAAGTTACTTTCTGCCCAACCTGCTTTATCACAAGTTATTGGTGATTTATATATGGGATCTGCAGACTTCCCTGGTGCTGATAAGTTACAAGAACGCATGAGAAATTGGATTCCACCTAATATTTTAGGTACAGGGCCATCTGAGCAAGAACAACAGTTAATGCAACAGTTACAACAATCACAAATGGCTATACAAGAATTAACTCAGCAACTCAATGATAAACAGGCTTATGTAGCAATTGAGAAGCAAAGAGCGGACATTGATGCGTTGAACCATTTAGCTCTCAGATATGAGAATGAGCGTCAAGATAGTATTCAAGCGTTTAAAGCTGAGACAGACCGCCTCAAAGCAATCTTAGCGAATATGACCCCTGAGCAAATGAGTGGTATAACAGAAAAGACTTACCAAGAAATAGAAGTGCAACAACCCCCTGCAGTCGAATACGATCAGACACAATTTGATCCATCACAATTGATTCAAGAATATTTACCAAAGATTCAAGAACCAACGCAACCTCAACAACAACCACAAGGAATGAACAATGGATGAGCAATCTACAACGCAAATAGATAGCGAATTACCCCAAGAAACCCCTAAAGAAGAACCGAAACAAGAAAACTCCTATAACGAATTGCCTGATTGGGCAAAGCGTAGAATGGGAGAACTTGCAGCAGAAAAGAACGCTGCTAGGCAAAAATTAGAGGAATTACAATCTAAACAACAACAACCACAAGAGCAAAGCTATACTCCACAGGAAAATATCCAAGAGTTAGCAATGACTTATGCTAAACAAATTGCAGCACAACAAGTGCAAGAGCAATCCTTTGTAAACAAGATGACTGAAATTGAACGCAATGCTAAGGAAGAATTTGGCGATGTTTACGATCAGTCCGTAGCAAACTTACAATTAGCTGGAGTTGGTGGTCAAGACTTTTTACAGGCTTTAGCAGCAATACCAAGTCCTGAGAAAGTAATTACATTTTTAGGAAAGTCACAGAATATTAATGAGGCAATCCGTATCGCTAATTTAAGTCCAATGCAGATGGGAGTCGAATTGACAAAGTTATCTACAAAAGCTACCAAAGAACTTGGTAAACAAAAATCAAATGCTCCAGCACCAGTCGGAGATGTAGAAGGTGGTTCAAGTCGTACAACAGGTGGAGCTGAGCCTAGTCCATCTGATACTCAAGCATGGATTAAATGGCGGTCAGAAAACGCTAGACGCAGAAGGTAAAAAATTAACCCTTATTGAAAATTATTTTAATAAGGGTTAAAATAACACCATAGGTCTAAATGAACCGTAAAATCATTGTATCAGGCGTGAATATTTCTCTTTAGCCAAGACGAAAAGTAAGTATTTTTTATTATTTTTTATCCTTAATCCTTTGGAGATTTAATTATGGCCTCAAATTCATTATTAACCATCGACCAGATCACCAATGAAGCGGTGCGTCTGTTCACACAAACTAATGCCTTTTTAAGAACTGTATCTCGTCAATATGATGATCAGTTTTCTCGCACAGGAGCGAAAATTGGAAGCACACTCCGTGTAAGATTACCGAACGACTATACAGTTACAACTGGCCCTGCTATTACCCCACAAGGTACTAATGAGCAAAACACAACTTTAACTGTAGCAACTCAAGCCAATGTTCCAGTATCTTTTGGAACTGCTGAAAAGACTTTGCAATTAGATGATTTCTCTGAGCGTGTATTAGCTCCAGCAGTAAACCGTTTAGCTGCTTATGTTGCTGCTGACTTAATGAATGTTGTTAATTCATCTTCTAACCTAATTGCTAACTTATCTGGCACAACTATTAACAGCCCACAAGCTCAACAATGGTTACAAGCTGGTGCAGCACTAGACCAGAACTTAGCACCTAGAATGGATCGTAAGATTATTCTTGACCCAATTACTCAATCAAGAACTATCAGCTCATTAGCTGGCTTATTTAACCCACAAGTTAAAATTGCTGACCAATATGAGACAGGTATTATCTCTCGTGATACTTTAGGCTTTGACTGGATGTATGACCAGACTACTTTGGTTCACACAACTGGTACATTCTCTGCTGGTACTGTAAATGGTGGATCACAAACTGGTACTACATTAACAACCAATGCTATTACTGGTACATTCACTAAAGGTGATGTAATCACAATCGCTGGTGTTTATGCAATTAACCGTTTAACTGGTTTATCACAAGGCACATTGCGTCAATTCGTAGTAACTGCCAATGTGGCTACTGGTGCAACATCTATTCCAATTTATCCAGCAATCGTTCCAGCTCCAGCAGCGTTCAATACTGTAACTAACTCACCAGCTAACTCTGCTGCAATTAGTTTAGTAATGCCTGCAGGTTCACAGTATCGTCAGAACTTGGCATACTTCCCAGAAGCCTTCACATTGGCTTGTGCTGACTTAGAAATGCCTACTGCTGGTGTTGTCCAAGCTGCAAGAGCACAATTTGATGGTATCTCATTGCGTATGATTGAAGCATATGATGTTATGTCAGATAGCTTAATTACTCGTATGGACATCCTTTACGGTTATGCAGCAATCAAACCTGAATGGGCTTGCGTAGTAGCTGATGTAGTTTAATTGCGTTGTAGTTGTATTTAATGGGCTTCCTTATAGGGAGTCCATTATTTAATTTTAAGGATAGATATGAGCCAACCATTGCCGACAACTCCGAGAGATATTGTAAATTTAGCTCTTAAGACTGCGAATGTGGTGGGTGTAGGACAATCTGCCTTAGCAGAAGATACAAATGATGTATTCAATATGTTGAATATGATGCTTGCCCAATGGCAACGCAGACGCTATATGGTTTATAACTTAGAGACCATCGGCATTACAGCAACAGGAGCAGTATCTTATACCATTGGTGTAGGACAACAGTTCAATATCACAAGACCAGTTAAGATTGAATCAGCCTATATTCGTATGCAAGGTGGTTCAACTTTACCAGTCGATTACCCTTTACAAGTATTAAGAGCACAAGAAGATTACGATAGAATCAGTATCAAGACTTTAAATGCTTTCCCTCAGTATGTTTATTACGATACAACTTTCCCAGTCGGGAATATTTATGTATGGCCAGTCCCTAATAATCAGTATCAAATATTTTTAACGGTAATGGTTCAATTGCAATCATTCCAAAATTTAAGTGACCAAATTGTATTACCTCCAGAGTATTTAGATGCGATGCAATGGAATCTTGCTGATCGTATTACTGCTATGTACGGTATGCCGCAGAATCCACAGATTACAAAGTATGCTGAAGCCTCTATGAGAGCTATTGAGGAAGTAAACTCACAAATTCCATTGTTGCATATGCCAATTGCTTTACGAGGCAAGTCTGGTGCTTATAACATTTATGGCGATTTCTATGTTGGAAGTGCTGGATAATGGCAAAAGTTGCTTTATCCAATGGTGCTTATCAAGCAAGAAGCGTTATAGCGTCTGCACAGCGATGTGTTAATCTTTACTTGGAAGCGAATCCACAAACAAGTGTATTTCCATTTACGCATTACCCAACACCAGGCTTAACTTTATTAGGCTCATCTTCTCAAAACAAATGGAGAGGGTTATATTCGGCTACAAATGGGCAATTATATGGTGTCTGCGGTAATACAGTTTATGCAATCAGTTCTACCTATACTTTAACAATTATTGGCACTATCAGCTCCTATAATGGCCCAGTATCTATGGTGGACAATACCACAGATATTATTTTGGTAGATGGCGTATATGGTAGTGGATGGACAATTCATTTAGCTGATAATTCATTTGCTCAGATTACTCAAGATGGGTTTTATGGTGGCAATCAAGTTAATTATGTAGATGGATATTTTGTTTTAAACCGTATTGGTACAAGAGAATGGTATATATCTCTGCCTAATACAACAACATTTGATCCAATTGATTACGCATCAACTACAGGATTCTCAGACACATTAATTGGTATTGGTATTACAAGAAGATATGTTTATTTATTTGGCAAGATTACAACTGAAATCTGGTTTAATCAAGGTAACACTACTTTCCCATTTGGAAGATTACCTGGTTCATTTATGCAATATGGTTGTGCTGCAACAAATTCGATTGCTCAGATGGATGGAGAATTGTATTGGGTGGCTCAATCTCCACAAGGTCAAGCGTTTATTTGTAAGACAGCGAACTTTGCTGCGAATATTATTTCTACTTTTGCAATCAATAATGAGCTACAAAGTTACCCAACTTTAGCGGATGCGATTGGTTATACCTATGAGTTGAATGGTCATTTCTTTTATGTAGTGACATTCCCAACTGCTAACAAAACATGGGTTTATGACTTAAGTAATCAACAATGGAATGAATGGAATTGGATAGATAATAATGGTGGATTTAATAGACATCGTAGTAACTGCTTTGCTTTTGCTTATGGCAAATTAATTGTAGGTGACTGGGAGAATGGTAATTTATATGCTATTGATCAGGATAACTATACAGACAATGGCCAAGTTATAACCAGAGTGCGTACCTTTTATCAAATGGAAGATGACGGTGCAAATCGTGTGCGTTATCGCAGTTTTATTTCTGAAATGGAATCTGGTAACGGATATAACAATCAGTCAGTAAATGTAAGTTTAAGATTCTCAGATGATCGTGGTAAGACTTATGGCAATCCAGTTATGCAAAGTTTAGGTAAAGAAGGTGAATATATTACCTCTATGCAATGGAATCGTTTAGGAATGGCTCGTGATCGTGTATTTGAATTATCTTGGAGCTCACCAGTCCGTACTGCGTTGAATGGTGCGTTTGTTGATGCGTTGAGTAATCACGAATAATGGCTAATTTATCTACCAATCTACCAGTCTTAAATGTTCCTTTGGTAGATGCGAACAATAATTTAACTGTTCCGTGGTTAATGTTTTTAGTTCAGCTATACCAAAGAAGTGGTGCTGATCAAACTCCAGCGTTGAATTTAACGCAAGTTCAGGCATTAGCTTTAATTGATTTAGTCATTGCATCAACGAATGGATTTGCAGGTACAACAACGGTTTTAAATAATGTAGCAACAGTAACGCTTAGAACGACCGTTACAGGCATTATTAAAGGTAATGGTACATCTTTATTGCCTGCGGTATCTGGAAGCGATTACGCACCTCCTACAAGTGGTTCAAGCATACTTTATGGAAATGGTGTTGGTGGTTTTAGTAATGTAACGGTTGGTAGTGGGTTAGGGTTTACAGGTGGTACTTTATCGAATACTTCACCTATGGTTTACCCTAGTACGGGATTTGCGTATTCTACTGGAACTGCGTGGGCTACAAGTTATGGTTTTACAGGAATTGGAACAAATGTAGTAACGGATAATAAGCCTACAATCAAAGAACCGATTATTGGCACAGGTTATACGGTTGCAACATTGCCTACGGGTGTGATTGGTATGAGAACTTATGTAACTGACGCCTTAGCACCAGTATTTTTAGGTGTTTTAGTAGGTGGTGGAGCAATAAAAGCACCAGCATTTTATAACGGAACTGCATGGGTGGCAGGATGAAAGAGTTTATTGAAAGCATTATGCAGAATGACAGGGTTTGGAACTCGGTCAGAGTGGATGGAATTGAAAAAGAACAGTTTACTTTTAGCGAAACTGCAGATTATTTCATTCATGAGTGCGGTTTTGTCATGTTTAGGGCATTAACACCATCAACATCTGAGATTCATGTGTGTTTATTAAAGTGTAAAGAAACAAAAGAGTTTATTGAATATTGTTTAAAACAAATGAGAAATCGTGGAGTATGTAAGTTCATTGCTCCTATTGGCGATTGGAACAAAAGTGCATTAAAATTGAGTAAATCATGTGGCTTTATTGAAGAAGGTAGAATTTCTAAAGCCTATATTAGAGATAACAAATTTCATGCAATGGTCATGATGGGGAGTAGATAATGAGTTTTATTACAGATGCAATTGGTGGATTATTTGGGACAAAGCAACAAGCTGATGCAGCGACATTAGCTGCACAACAGCAAGCTAATTCTCAAGCACAAGGACAAGCTCAATTACAACAAAATTTAGCTCCTTTTGCTAACTTCGGTGCTTCTGCCATGCCTAATCTTGTAAAGTTATTAGGATTAGGTGGCACAGGTGGTGGATTTAGTTTTAACCCTCAAGACTTGCAAAATACTCCTGGTTATCAATTTACCTTAAATCAAGGATTAAAAAATACTAATAATGCGTTATCTTCTCAAGGTTTATTAGGTTCTGGAGCACAAGCAAAAGCCCTTTCAGACTACACAACAGGATTAGCAGGCAATACATATAATCAACAGTTTTCTAATGCTTTAAATTCATATAATGCTAATTTAAGTCCTTTAATGAGTTTATTAGGTATGGGACAAAACTCTGCTGCTGGAATTGGTCAAGGTGCTTATAATTCATCGGTTAATGCTGGTAATGCAATTGCTCAAGGTACAATAGGTGCAGGTTCACAATCAGCTAATACAATGAATTCTTTATTAGGATTAACTGGATTAGCAAATACAGGATTAGCTTCATATTCTCCTTCCGCTGGTTATCAAAGTGGACTATCTAATATTTATAATAGTTTGTTTGGCACAAGTAATCCTATCAATAGTTCTGGCGGTGGGGGTTTAGGAGCATCTTTAGGAAGTAGTTACTCTCCAAGTGGTGCTATTGGTTCGTTACTATAAGGAATAAAAATGGACTTAGCACAATCAACCAAATTAAATCCTAATCAGATGATAACACCTGATTTTTCAAAGATTAATTTAAATGCACCTCAAGAGTTTGTTAAAAATCAACTTGGCATACAACAATTAGGGCAAGGTATTGCTTCTAATCAAGCTGTTTCTGATGCAATGAAACTAAGCACTAATCCAGAGACAGGCGAAATAGATCAAAATAAATTATTAAGTTTAATAAGCCAAGACCCTAGAGCTGCTTACAATTTGCCAACAATTGCTAATCAAGTTAATCAAAATGCAAAAAGCCAAGAAGATGCTAAACAGGCAAGAATAGATACTTCATTAAAAGTTTTAAATTGGACTCATGATCGTTTAGGTGGCTTAAGAGTAATGGATAATTTAGACCATTCTCATATTGTTGATACTTTAGCAAAAGGCGTACAAGATAAAGTTTTAACTTTGCAACAAGCTCAAGACCAATTAAAAGATTTGCCAAAAGATAAAAAAGAATTACCAGCATGGGTTGATAAACACTATTTAATGTCAGCAGATGCTAAAAAATTAATTGATTTATATGTTCCAACTGAAACAATTAAAGACCCGATTACAGGTGAACAAAAGAAAATACCAAAAGCTGTATTTCTAGGATTACAAAAAAATACAAATCCTAACATAGATATTAATGCTCCAGTTACAGGATTGGCTACTTCTACTGAATCAGCATTAACAACAACTGGAACAAATCAAGCTAATGCAGTCCAAGAACTTCATAATAATGTTTCTACTGCTCCTACTAGAATTAATATTTTAGAATCAGCTAGAGGAAACTTAGATAATCCAGATTTAAGCACAGGCCCAGGCGTTGAAGGTCGCAATCAACTTAAATCATTCTTTAATGCTCTTGCTCCAGAATATGCTCAAAAAGTATTTGGTAAAGACTTTAACGGTAATATTAAAGATACAGATGAATTTAAAAAGTATATGGCTTCTTATACCAACGCTGCTTCAGCTAACTTAGGTAGTGGAACAGATGCTAGATTAAACGCTGCGATTGCTGGTAATGCCAACATCAATATGAATAAGATGGCTAACCAAGACATTATCACTAAGACCATTGCAATTGAGAAAATGAATCAAGCTCAAGATTACGCTTGGAATAAGTCGGGTATTTCTCCTGATAAGTTTAATTCATGGCAAGCGGATTTTAATAAGAAAGTGAAACCAGAGGTATTTGCTTTTGATTCAATGACTCCTAAACAACAAAAAGATTTTATTGAACGCAAGACTAAAGATGGTAGCTTAGGTTCGTTTAAAAAAGATTTAGTGAATATGGTTCAACAAGGTTTAATAGAACCTTCAGGAAGATAATATGGCTAATGAAGATGATCTATTTAATGCGTTTTTAAAAGCTCCTATTACAACGGGAGTTGCCGAATCTAAAAAAACAATTGGCTTATCAAATCAAAAGAAAATTGATTTAGAAAATCTCGACCCACAATTATATGAGCGTGTTCAAAGAATGCGTGAGGATTGGAAAAATAACAAAGAATTAAATCCTAAAGGGTTAGATTTACCAATTACTAGAGCTGCAAGCACCGCAGCAGAGCAAGAAGATTTAATTAGAAGAAAAAAAGCTGGTGAAAAAGGTATTTATACACCTGCTGCAGTTCCCGAAGGTGCAACAATGGTTCATTTAAATGCCATTGATTTACCAACAAATGTACCTGATTCTTTTTTAGAACAATATGGATTACACAGACCTTATATTAAAAAAGGTGATCCAGTTCATGTTCAAATTAACCCTAATGCTAAATATGAATCTCCACAAACTTCTAACACAAATGAAGATGTTTTATTTAAATCTTTCTTAAAAGAGCCAACGGTAACAATGGGAGAACTAACTCCTATTCAAGAGCCAACTAAGCCACAAGATAATATAGGGACTTTTTCAAACTTTTTAGAGGCGGCTGGTCATCATGCCATTATGCCTTTGCATGGTGCTGCTAATCTAATTGAGCAAGGTGGTGCTTCGTTATTAAATAAGATTGCACCAAATAGTTCTATTGCAAAATTAGCTGGCAATGTAGCGAATCAAGATGTTCAAGCCACTAGAGCCTTAGAAGCAGAATACCAAAAGAATCAACCAGAGAACTTAGCAACTTTATTAGGTGCGGTTGGCGGTGAAGTTGCTCCTTTAATGGCTACAGGTATGGGCAAGGCTATTACCAAAGGTGGTGAACTAGGAGCTAATTTAATATCAAGATTAGGATTAGGTAAGACTGCTCAGGGTGTTGGCAATGTTGGTGGTCAAGCGGTCGCAAGTGGTGGCTTATCTGGATTGTTAGGTGCTACACAAAATACAACTAATGAAAAACCATACTTTGAACAAGTAGCACAAAATGCACAAAATAGTGCTTTGTTAGGTAGTGCTATACCTATTGCAATTCCAGCTATTACTGGAACAGGTAAATACATAGGTAATGTAGCTCAATCTATGGTTTCTCCATTTACTAGTGGAGGCACAGAAAAAATTGCACAAAATATATTAAATAGATTTGCTCAAAACAAGCCAATTAATATTAATAACGCAGAAATTATTTCTGGCTCAAAGCCAACATTAGCAGAATTATCTAACAATGCAGGATTAAGCAATCTTCAAAGAACAATTAGAGATATTAATCCAACTCCATTTGTTGAAAGAGAACAAGCAAATGCACAAGCTAGATTAGACGCATTAAGTAAAATTGCAAAAACTCCTGAAGAATTAGCGGCTCTACAATCATCTAAAAATTTATATGCTGATAATAAAGTTAATAAAATACTTTTTGCTAATAAGGGAACAGTAGATTCAAAACCTATTTTAGAAACAATTGATTCAATCCTTAAAGGACCTGGTGGAGAAAGAACTGCAGTAGCAACAACTTTAAATAAAATTAAAGGAATGATTGATAAAGGTATTCAAGAAATACCGGCTTCTAAAGTTTTAGACGCATCAGGAAAACCGATTACTCCAGCATCAAAAGTTAAAAAATTACAAGATGATCCTGAAGTTCTTTATCAATCAGTTCGTAAAGAAATTGGCGATATGTTGGATAAAGCAAATTTAGCTGATCCAGCAGGTAAGCAAGCAGCTAAAGAATTATTACAAGTTCAAGGTTCTATTGATGATGTTATTGAACAAGGTGCTCCAGGCTTTAAAACTTATTTAGATACTTATCACAATAATTCAACAGCAATTGATTCTTTAAAGTATTTACAGAATTTAAGAATATTTGATCAACAAGGCAATATTACTTTATCAAAAGTTCAAAATGCTATTCAATCTATTCTAAAAGGTCAAAAAGAAGCAGGCGTTAAAGCTGAGAAAACAATTAATGAAAATCAATTAAATGCTCTAAAGGGAATTAGAGATGATTTATTAAGACAAAGTAAATTAGGATTAGGAAGGTCTTTAGGCTCTAATACTGCTCAAAATTTAGTGACTCAAAATATGTTAGAAACTGCATTACCAGGCGGATTAGGTAGATTAACAGGTCATTTACCAACTGGGTCATTATCTGGATTAACAGGTGGTGGCATAGGTATGATAGCTGGTGGTTTACCTGGTGCGGCAATAGGAGCTATGGCGGGTGGAAAATTAGGTAATGTAGCTAAGTCATTAATGCAAAACAAAAATGATGCAGTAATACAAGCATTAACTGAAAAATTATTAAATCCAACATCGTTATCCGTTCAACCTAAAAGGCCAACATTATCTCCAGAGATAATTCAAAAGTTATATCCAGGCTTGATTGGTTCTATGGATACTTTTCAAAGGTAATCTTTGATAAAATAGATAAAATTAAGGAATAATTATGAGCGGATCACTAATACCAAATGGTAAACAACAGTATTTAGATGCAAATGGAAAACCTTTGGCAGGTGGTAAGGTTTATTATTATATTCCTTCGACAACTACACCAAAAAATACATATCAAGATGCTGCATTGACTATTCTTAATGCTAATCCAATTGTGTTAGATTCTGCTGGAGAATGTATTGCTTATGGATCAGGTGCATATCGTCAAATTGTAAATGATGTTAATGGTAATATTATTTGGGATCAGCCAACTTATTCACCAATAACATTAACGGATGTAGCGACTGTTTATTCAGCTCCAAATGGCTCATCTTTGATTGGATATAACGAAGGTGCAACTGGAGCAGTCAATATAACCGTTCAATCTAAATTACAAGAATCTATATCAGTAAAAGATTTTGGTGCTAAAGGTGATGGCACAACAAATGACACAACTGCTATTCTTTCCGCTTTTGCTTCCTTAACATCTAATTCAAGTTTATGCTTCCCCCCTGGTACTTATATTTTTTCTAATGGTTCAACAGGAATTTCTATAAATGGCTTATCTAATGTTGAAATTTTTGCGATGGGTGCGAAAATTAATTTTTTAGCAAATGATGCTTTTATAAACTTGATTAATTGTAATGATGTAAAAATTCATGGGTTTTTACTTAAAGGAACATTGAGCAATTCTCAGAGATATGTTGGTATTGAAAATCAAGGACAATTAGTCCCACAAAGTTGTAACGATGTTGAAATTTATGAAAATACTTGGCAAGATACTGCTGGGGGTGTATTTTTACAAGTAAATAATCAAAATGTTAATGTACGCAATAACAATTTCATAAGAACTCATGCTGGATGTCAAACTTCTGGTGGTACAAATAATTCAATTTTTATTTGTGATAATTATTTTTTAGGTCATGTATATCAAACCGTTGATCTTGGAAGTGATGATCAAATTGCAGTATTTGGAAGTGGCAAAGATTTTGTTATAACAGGTAACATTATTGATAAACAAGGCCCAACTGCATATAATCAAGCTCATGGAATTTTAGTGGCTTTTGGCCCTAACCCTATATCAGATGTAATTATTTCTAATAATCTTATTAAAAATTGTGTTTCTACAACTAATTCAAGTTCATCAATTACTTTGGTGGGAACAACTGGTGGTGGAATAGTTACTAATGTTGTTATTGAAAGCAATAATATTATTTATACAAATTTAGGTATTGAAGTTAATGTTATTACTCAAAGCACTACAATAGGAAACAATAACATAGCATTTGTATCTGCTATTTCAGGTGATTCAACAACTGGTGGTGGTATTCGTTGCACAGATAATGGTGTTGCCAATAAAACAAAAACAATTATTACAGGAAATTCAGTAAAATCTTGTGCTAATGCTGGTATATATATTGCTGGTCAAAGTAATGTTATTGTTTCAAATAATATGGTTACATTAAGCACAGGACAAGGTATTTTATTAGATGCAGTTAATTATGCAGTTATTTCAAATAATATTTGCACAGATAACACATTTGCTGGAATACAAACTAATACTTGCGAAGTTATTTCGATTAATGGGAATACATCTTCATTAAATTCAACCTATGGATTATTATGTTCTGGAACAATTATTTCTGGGACTATTTGTGGGAACTCTTTTACAAGTAATACAACTGCTAACTTAACAGTTACTGCTGGAACTGACAATTCAGTTAAAACAGGAAATTTTAATTAAATGAAAGAATTTAATCATGTTAAGAAATAATGGCAGACACAATTTTAGAAGTCCTCTTTTAGCACAAGGGCCAGTTCCATCCTTGATTCTTGATTTTGCTGGGACAGGAACTTTAGATTCTCGTGTTACCTTTACTCGTAGCACAACAGGCACTTATTACAATTCTAGTGGTGTGCTATCAACCGCAGCAATTGATTCTCCACGATTTGATTATGATCCATCGAATTTAACGCCATTAGGTTTATTGATTGAGCAAAGTAGCACAAATTTAATTACTTATTCGCAAGCAATTAACACAACTAATTGGTCAGCTTATAATGAAATTTATGGCACTACAACAATTGATACTATTGCTCCTGATGGAACAACTTCCGCTACAACCATAAATGATACTTCTACACTTGGATATTATGGTGTTAATAAATCTATATCTTTATCCGCTTCGACAAACTATACTTATAGTTGCTATGTCAAACAAGGAACTTCCTCTGCTGGATTTTGTGTTTGGTTAATTGGAAATAATGGGACTATTTTTCAAAACACGATTGCATGGACTGCTGGCGTTCCTACTGCTACAGGATGGATTGCAACTCCAGTAGGTAATGGATATTATAGAATATCTTATTCATTCAACTCATCAACAAACACAATTATTAGTCTATATTTATTAGGTGCAATTCAAAATCCAACCGCAACTGGATCAACTATATTTTGGGGAGCAATGCTAGAAGCCCAAGCATCTAGCAGTTCATATATTCCCACTACTTCTGCCCAAGTAACAAGGTCTGCTGATAATGTAAGTATGACAGGAACAAATTTTTCTAGTTGGTATAACGCTACTCAAGGAACATTTTTTGTTGAAAATAATTGTTCTAATAACCCACTTGTTCAAGTTTATATATTAAGTAATGGAAGTTCAAATAGATATTATTATTCAGGTTCTGTTACAAGCAACACATCATCAACCGCTTCTTTTGATGGCACTAATGTATTAACCAATTTAGTAATAACTAATGGAGTATTCAATAAAATTGGTTCAACATATAATTCTGGGACTAATCTTAAAACATTATCTGCAAATGCTTCAACAACGACCTCAGGTGCATATAATGGTGCTTGGGCAACAAATAATACATTAAAAATTGGTGAACAAGCATTTTTTGGATGGGTTAAAAAAATATCTTATTACCCAATTGCATTAACCTCTACTCAACTTCAAGCTATCACAACATAATATGCAAGATATATATTTAACATTCCAAGATGAAATAGAAGCAAATTCTGTGCTTTTTACTAATAATTTATCTAATTATAAAAATATTGATGTGCTTGGTATAGTTTATCAGCGACCGCCAAATCCAACACCTGAAGATTATGTTTTCATCCCTTACCCAGCACCAAACTTTGGTGTCAATATTCGGTTATTAGATGGTGAGGACATTACCCCTTTGCAACCTTACATCGTTAATATTGTAGATCCCATAAGAATGTGGGCATAAGTTGTTTAATAGCTTTTTAAAAAGTAAAATATTATTAATTTGAAAGGAATAATATGACACCATTTGCACAATCAGGTAACTCCATAGCATTTACTGCTGCAACTTCAGCACCAACTGCTATTCAAGCTAGTAACTATGAAGGCACAAGTTTATCTGGGAATTATAGAATTTGTAACTCTGGCACAAGCGTAGTATTTTTAGGTATTGGTAGAAATGCCACAGAAGCCGCAGCAAATGCAACCGTTTTAACTTCTTCAGCTCAATGTTTGCCTATTTTGCCTGGTGCTATTGAAGTATTTAAATTTGGTCTTAATTCTTATTTTACTGGTATTACTGCTAGTGGTACTTCAGTAGTTTATGTAACTCCTGGTGCTGGTATCTAAAATGAATATTGCCTTATTTATTCTATTTGTCATAATTCAAATTGCAGATGGATGGACAACTATCCAATGTATTGAGTTTGACAAAGGTACTGAGGCTAATCCAATCGTGGCTTGGGGTATTAAAAAAATTGGTCTTGAACCTGCATTATTTATTTATAAAGCAATAGCAATAGGAATGGGTTATTTTCTAATGGATTATCCTATTGCGTTAGGTTTACTATGTTTACCTTACGCATATATTGTATATAATAACTATAAAATACTGAAAGGTTAATCGTGGAATTCCAAATGATTCTTAATACACTACTTCCGTTAGTGTTCATTGCACTTGGTTGGTTTTGTAAAGAACTTTGGACTGCGGTTCAGAATCTAAAAGATGAGATGAATAGTTTAAAAACGCATCTTGCTGAAAATTATTTACATAAAGATGACTTTAATTCTCGGTGGGATGAAGTTCTAAAAGCTATTCATCGTGTCGAAGATAAGTTAGACAAACTTAAGGACAAATAATGGAATGGTTAGCCCAAATTGCCCCAAGCATTGCAACAGCACTAGGTGGCCCATTAGCTGGACTTGCGGTTACTGCAATCAGTAAAGCATTAGGCATTGATGAAAAAGATGTTCAATCTACTATAGAACAAGGTAAACTTTCTGCAGATCAATTAACAAGCCTTAAACAAGCCGAGATTGAGTTACAAGCCAAAGCACAAGAGTTAGGCTTAGACTTTGAAAAACTAGCCACAGATGACCGCAAATCAGCTCGTGATATGCAGATAGCAAACAAGTCTATTATTCCTTCTATCTTAGCTTTTATTGTGATTGGTGGATTTGGACTTATTACAACACTTAAGATAAGCGGATATGCTATTGTTCAAGACCCAAGTATTCAAGACTTATTAACGACCTTGCGTGATGGTGTTATCTTGGTTCTATCTTTTTACTTTGGATCAAGTGCTAGCTCACAAAATAAAGATATGATGATTCACAATTCTAAGCCTCTATGAGCAAAGAATCTTTGTCTAACTATATAACTTTAATTGCAACGGTAACGCTAGCTATTATATTGTTAAGTATGGTATTTGTTTTGTTGGCTGGGCTATTTGTTGCAAGCGTAGATAACACTAAAATATTTGAAGCAATTACTCCAGCATTTCAAACTATTGTTGGTGGATTTATTGGTTTAATTACTGGCATTAAAATTGGTGAAAATAATGAAAAATAACTTTGAGACTTCTTTAGCTGAAGTATTAAAGTCGGAAAGTGGATGGTCAGATAATCCAAGTGATCCTGGCGGTGCAACAATGAAAGGAATTACTTTCCAAGTTTATAAAGACTGGAAGCGTAATATACACCTTACTAAAGACGATTTAAAAGCCATTACAGACCAAGAAGTGCATGACCTATACAAAGCCCTATATTGGGATAAAATATTTGGTGATGACTTGCCTAGTGGTATAGATTATGCAGTATTTGACGCATCAGTAAATATGGGAGTTGGTCGTGCAACAAAGTTATTACAAGAAGCGGTGGGCGTTGTTGCAGATGGTGTTATTGGTCAGGCAACAATAAAAGCTGTTTTAATGGTTAATCCACAAGATTTAATTGATAAGTTTACACAAGAAAAAACCAACTTTTACCAATCACTAAAAACATTTCCAGAATTTGGTAAAGGCTGGCTTTCAAGAGTTGCATCAGTAAAGAGTATTTCTGAATCAATGATTGCGTAATTTCTCGCTTGGTGGCTTCCAACCAAGTGTTTTAAAGCGTTGCAATATGTTGGTGGCTACTGCTGGTATATAAACATATTTAGGGTTTTTCCAGTTAGGTTCAATTTTTTTCATTATTTAACTCCATGTGATATTTTTAAATGGTCTGGAAAAACTACTTTGTGTTTCTTAGCAGTAGCAAACTGATTAGTTCCACTAGGTGCATGATAAAAGTTTCTGTCTAGCAACAAAGAAACAATATCCATTTTTTCACCTTTATCGTATCGAAATAAAAAGTTTTGTGGACTGACTGTGTGGATCGTGGCAATTGCAGCCTCAACCCTTTTTGTGTAAAACTCTTGTTCCTCTTTCTCTAAGGCCATAAAGTCCTCTGGTGACATTTTGCTTGAGGCCATTCTTAGTAATTCTTTCTGATCCGGACTTAACATACACCTCCCCTTGTGTTTTCGACTAAAAAAATAGTTAAACTGCAAATGAATAAAGCAACTAAAAAACAAAAGAATAAAAATCTCATTTGATTCCCCAAATTAAATAACCGAGCCAAAGTCCCCAAACAAGTGCTAATAAAAGAGATAAATACAAATCTATTAATTTCATTTCTTACTCGCTTTCTTTATAGGCAAACAAAGTAATTAATTCAACTCTGGTATAATTTCCATAACATCCATCATCAAAGCTAATTCTTGCACCGCCAGCAATAGACAAACTTTCAATAATTCCTTCTGATTCGTCATCAAGCAAAATGATGCGATCGCCTATTTTTGGCTCTCGAGAAACAGATAATTGAGTAATTTGTTTTTTTAAATTATTAATTTCTTGTGCTTGGTCATCACACTTGTCATGTAGACAAGAACTTTCATTTGTTTCTTTTTTTACTTCATCAAGAGCAAGTTTTAAATCTGCTTTTAATTGTTTAATCTCTTTTGCTTGGTCTTGAAGCATATTTGCTGCTGCCAAAAGCTGGTCTTTATTGCCTATCCAGTTTCTTAAAGCATTTGCTAATTCATTTGATGTCCACTCCATATAGGATGGTTTTAGCCTTATAGTCATTTCTCACCTCTACTGGCTTTAATAATTGCTCTTGCAAAAACAACCATAAAATTTGTTTCTTTTGTAAATCCTGATTGTTCTAATGCTTTATGACTAATTTCTCTTATTTCTTCATCAGTTAATTCACGAGGTTTATATTTTTCACGCAAAGGTCTTGCTTCGGCATAAAACTTTTCCACTTGTTCTTTGCGAAAAATATCATCGTCTTCATTATTACGCATTGGATGTGTATAAAGAAATTCACAATCTTTAACCCTTGATGCCCAATCTGAACCACTTCCAGCATCCATGTATAAATAACCATTTCCATCAAAATCGTATCTTACTGCTACAGGTTCGTTTATCTCTCCCTTATCAATGTGGGAGACATCTGTTTGATCCTTATTCATCTTTACTCTCCTCAAAAAAGTGATTTGCTTTATAACCTTTTTTTTCTAATAAGGCCTTTGCTTTTTCTAGTGCTTTTACTTTAATATTCGTTGCACTTCTAGTAGTTACTCCAAGTTCGGCAGCAACCTCATTATTGTTATCTATTAAATCAAAGGGCGATCTGTTATCCTTCATTTTCTTCTAACCAATTTAAATATTTATCAATAATTTGATTACTTACTTGTGATGTATCTTTAATCAATAAATCCACTAAATAAGACTTTTGTCTGTTTATTTTGTCGGCCAATTTAATTGCCAGGTCAAGCTGTTGTTGCAGCCTAGTTATTAAATCATCCATTTGAAATCTCCAATTCAAATTGTTTTATTTTAGGTTTAGCAATACGATAAACAAGAGTAGGACACCAGATAGGATTAGTATCTGGCAGCCAAAATTTATCATGCACTTTTTGTCCTTGACCAAGATAAGATACTTCAATCTTTTCACCTTCTGCCCAAGCGTGAATTAAATCAGCGTGTTTATGTCGTTTAATGGTCATTTTTTAACCCCACAAAAAAATCATCAACTTTATAACCTTTTCTGCGTAAAATAACTTGTAACTTAACTAATGCTCGTTTATATGTTTCAAAAACTGCTCCCTCATTTTCATTAAGTTCTTTTGCAATTTGTGGAAAAGTTGCAATAGGCTCTAAATTCAATTTATTAATAATTTTCATTGACATCCTTAAACTTAGTATTAAGATCGTATAAAGTGTCTTGAATAAGGTCTAGTTTCTGTTGTGAGCGTAAGGCCTCAAACTCTGGTGGAAACTCTACTACCCAGCCAAGATGATCTTTTTGTTCTATTTTTAAAGTGATAATCATTTAGGTTCTCCAATACATTTGTAAAGTTTAAAAGACTTGTCTTTGTTCCATTTGATACTAAACTCATATCCTGCCTTTTTAAGCTCTCCGACACGAGTAGATAACTTCATACCACCGCCAAGTTTTAAACAGTCTAGTGGGCTAATAAAGCGTTTCTTTGATGCTTTAATAATGGTTTCGTATTGACTCATTTTTTACACCTTTCAATAGTTGGTTTGGATAAATCTACTGCAATCGGATATGTTGTATTTTTGCAATCAACTTGGTATGTTGGGTCTTGCAAAGTCCAGACTAAGAGAGCTGGGCCAAAAACTACACAAGCACCAATTAAGGCTTCAAATAATATTTTCATTAGTTAAACCTCAATTCAATTATTTCTGCTGGATAGCAATCATTATCTTTTGAGAACTCCTCTGGATTCTTATAAGATTTATCAAACTCAACCTCACCTTTAGAGTTAAAGTATTCAGCAATCCAGTAATCATCAGTCCAAAACATAAAACCAATCTTTACAATGTTTTCGTTATATTCCATTGTCATCTCACTTAGAAGTTGTTTTAACGCTGAATACAGCAGTTATTTTTGTATGCTTAGCGATTACATCAGCAGATACATTTAACTCTGCCAATAGCGTTTTATAGTCGATTACATTGCGATTTGATTCGATAACTGTAGACTTAAATAAAGCACCTTCAAAGACTTTGTTATTGCTAATTGTTGCTTGGTCTTTGAATGAATCTTTAATCATGTCAGCTTGTTTAGTAAGCTCTGCTATTTGTGCAAGTAATGTGCCTAATGTATCGGCTGAAATTGCGTTGATGTTTGTTAATTGATTCATATTTAATTACCCCTAATTAATTATTAATAAAATTTACTGCATGGATAAATATTAACTTATGTAAATATCAATTGCAATAGTTTTCATTCCACAATGTAAAATAGTTGAAAATATTTTTAGGTGGTCTGGAGAAGTCACGTTTGAGTAACTTAGGGGAATTACTCACTTCCCCAGACCTAGATTTATAGACCTTTTTCAAGGTAAAAGTAATGCTTTAAAAGAGTAAATTTTTTATATGCTAAGTTTAAATCTTCTTCTTTAATTTCACAAACTTTGGTTTCTGTGTCATTTACAAAGACAATTGCACACCGAGCTGATGGCATACCAAAGCCTTCTCGATACGCTGCGAGTTGCATCATGTGTTCTGCATAGACTGTGGCTTTATCTAATGAATCTGTCTTAGTCTTAAAGTCTATAACAATGCCTGGTGCGTGTAGATCACATTTACCTGCGTAACCATTATGGGCAAATGATTCTTCACACTTCCAATCATTTAGGCCATAAAATTCTGTAATAACTTTTTCTGTTCTCAATACGAACTGTGGGTATTCAATCATGTAAACACCACTAAAAAACAGTTCAAGCTGATTATGCATCTCTGTGCCTCTGTTCATTGCGTCTTTGCCTGTCGATCGGCTATCTTCCACAACTCTTGCAATATAATCGGTTTCTGATTCGTTTTCTAATCTTGGCAAGGTCATACTAGCCAATAACATCTGCTCCATCTTCCAACGAGTAAGAGCTGGTTTATCTAACAAACCAATAATTGTAGTTACAGATGGTAAAAACTTATGTTCACGAGCATCTCTTACTGTGGTGGCTCTTTCTTTACCATTTTTGCCAATAATTGTATAAGCTGGTTTACCATTCTGATCATACCAATGCTGCGAATTTGATTCATTTTTAACTAACATTTTTTTCCCCTAAAAAATTTGTGAATACTACTCTGTTCATGCCTAAAACATGATTCGCTAAAACTAAGTTATTTAAGAATATACGATTGCAGATAACTCATTAGTCCGATTCATCACTTGATTAATAAAGCGAACTAACGCTATTTCATCAAATTGATAAATCTTCTTCTCCTCATCTACTCCAACTGGCAGAGTAAATGATTGTGAGTTATTTGCAACATATTCACGAATCATATTATCCATAATTACCTCAAAATGGTACTTCGTCATCCATACTATTTAACATATCACTTGCGTGAGTGCTTATTACTGGTGCTTCTGCTTCTTTACTACCTTCTACCTTATTTAACACTTGCACAACATCACATTTAACTTCAGTCATGTATCTATCAACACCAGACTTGTCTGTCCATTTGCGTGTTGTGATCTTGCCCTCTACATAAACTTGTGAACCTTTGTGAACGATTTGACTACAAATCTCAGAAAGTTTGCCAAAGGCTGCGATATTGTGCCAGGTCGTTGATTCTTTAATTTCACCAGACTTATCTTTGTATTTCTCTGAAGTTGCGATACTAAAATTAGTTACTGCATCACCACTTGGAAAAATTCTTGTTTCTGGTTCTTTGCCTACATAACCTAAAATTATTGCTTTATTTACGCTCATTGTTATCCTCTAATAAATTATTAATTAATGATGTTTTAAGAACATCCAACATCCCAATTGTTTTAAATATTCCGATTTTGTTATTTAATGCTTCGGTTACTAATTCAGATAATTTGTCAGCAAAATCATCATCAGACATTTGATTCTCCTAATTTTTTCTGTAACATTTCGATTGCTTGGTTGGCTTGAACTCTATCTAAAAGGGCTATAGAAGGCTTTTTAAAATAAGCACATAACTTAGCCT